ATTGGAGATATTACAACAAACTAATTTTAAGTACCCTGTAAATGAATAGAGATGGTAACAGTAAATGATTTAAGAGAACAAATAGAAGAAGAGAACTTTAGAGCTTCTTTGGATGACGATATGATGATTTATTATAGACCTGATTCTAGACTATATAATAAAATATATCCTCTTTTATTTAACCTACGAAAAACACTTAGTACAATATTATTAAAACAAATGTTATTAAGATGAAAGATAGAGAGTATAAGAATAATATAGAATTAATTTCTATAATAGCTGTTAGAGGTAATGCAGTCATTAATGCAAAGAAAACATTTGTAGCATTCACATCTCATAGGGCTTTAGAAAGATTTAGAGTTAAATTTGAAGATAGATTTAATAAAATGTTTAAATCACAAGTTAAAATAGATATACATTATAGAGAAATATGAAAATAATTTATAACTTTGGAGTAAATATTATAGGATTGCCTATATGTTTAATTCATCATATAACAGAAACAAATGCTGAGTCGGGAAAAAAGAGACAAGCTGAAAGAAATATTGAACAGGGAAAGTCCAATAAGTTATTCAGAAGAAGAATGTAAGTTTCTAATCGAAGCTTATATAGAGGAGAAGAAAGGGGTCACAGTTGAATACAATGTAAGAAAATCAAGTAGTCATTTACCAGAGCCCCTAAATCTGGTGATAGCTAGACAAGAATTAACAAAACAAATGGAGGCTGTACAAACAGCTTTAGCATATTTTTATAATCATAATTTTAATATAGTATAATATGAAATATTTTATAGATACAGAGTTCCACGAATATAAAAAGCAACCAACTGTTTGTGAAATTAAAGCAGGAGTTAGATACTAAATTAACTAGATTACCAAAAAAAAGATGGGGTCTACTTTCCAATGTTTTACACAGATGGTAGGGCAGGAATGTTTGCGTGCATAGAGATAGAAGTCTACCCTAATTATCCAAAACAAACCAATGAACACAATGCTTTAGCAGCTGCTAGATGGAATAAGGAATTGTATGAATTTTTAAATAAATTAAATTAAAGGATAAGTATGAGTAAAGTTAAGATACATAAATTTGATCCTGTAATATACCCAATAAAACTGTGGGTATGTTTTAATGCACATAAATATATACTTGAAAAAAAGTTTAAATCTGTATATGATATAACAGATGACATGTTTGAAGAAAAAACAGCAGCTGTTACTTGCTGTGTAAATGATAAAAAAACTAACTCGGGGGGTATAGTTGTTTTTACACCTGATTCTGCTCTGTCTGTAGAGTGTATAGCACATGAAGCTACTCATGTGGCGGATGAAATATTTGAATATATAGGAGAAGAAACAAAGACTGATGAATGTTATGCTTATTTGGTAGGGTGGGCGGCAAAAAGTATAGATAAAGCTATGAAACTTAGTAATAAGTGTAACTTTATTTAACAATAAGAGTAATACACTTAACATAATGTTAAATTAAATATGAATACACAAAATCTAATTAAAGAATTAAGTAAATATCCAAATATTAAGGATATTAAAATTAAGGTGAATGGTAAAGAATCTAGTTTTAAGCTAAAAGTTACAAAAGAAGCATTCATCTTCAACGTAGAACAAAAAGAAGTAATAACCTCTAGAAAAGAAAAAGAAGATGATAAAGCCAAAGCTTAATCAATATGTATTAATGCCTAATAGGATTCTTGTAGATGAACCTATTATAGAAACTAAAACAGGCAGTATAGAAAAATCAAAAGATACTTTAATCAGAGAAAAGGAAAACTGGATTAAAGAAGGTAAGCCTCTCCGAGTAGCTAGAACCTTTACATCAGAGGATGGAAAAATTTCTATAAAAGAAAATGAGTTTGTTATACTAGAACAGAATATTTTTGGTATGATCAGAATTGAATTTGAAGACTGTACCAGATGGCAGTTACCTATCACTTCAATCGCTGGGAAAATAGTAGTTTAATATGAAACTAATAATAGATTTAAAACAAAGCAAGACTCTAATAAGAGTATTAAATCTATCTGATTTAAAAGTACTCATATACCTGATTGACCGTTTTGGTCAGTCAGGTTTTGTTCTTAATAGTACACTAAGGTTATGGTTAATTAATGAACTTTCACTTTCTAGACAAACTATTACAATTGCCCTGGAACGCTTATTACAATTTGAACTACTGGTAAACAATAACGATATTATAAATATCAATCCTAACTTAATAGAAATATGTTAATTATACCAATATCTTATAAAAACAAAGAAGATTTCTATAAAAAATATATTACTATTTTTCAAGGCGAGTTAAAATTAACCGAAAGAGAATTAACTATATTGATGAATCTAATTAAAAGATTCATTGAATTAGAATTAAAATATAAAGATCTTACAGACATAGTATTATTTGAAAGCAGTAATATCATACAATTTTGTAAAGATAATAACATGAGTATTAATCAATACCATAATATTAAATCTGCACTTATAGAAAAACAAGCTATTTTTAAAAAGAAAGATGGTACTTTATTACTAAATAGGCTTTTGTTACCTAAAAAGGAAATAACATTTAAATTTATAGAAGATGGAAGAGACTGACAAAGTGATAGGCGATGTAAAGCAATTCAAGGAAAACGCCACAAGGTACGAAAGAAGAAAAAGATTAAAGTTCTTTGTTGCAAAATATAAAGAACATATGAATAAGCTAAATACTCTTTTTAGCATTAACAAAGATTCAACAGAAGAGGACAAAGAATTAGCTGGGCAATTAGCTATAAATCATATGAAACATGCAATGATTTTGAAAAATTATATTAAAGCATTTATTCCTAAATCTTGGAAACTAGAATTATTAGTATTTGATAAAAAGACTGTATTTTATAATGGAAAAGAAATATGATATTAAGCTAGAAGAGATTCTGAGAGGATGGGGGAAACTGGTAAAAATCAAATTTATTAAAAATGATTTATCTGAAAAAGAAAAGGAGATTGTAGCAGAACGTCTAAAAACATGTAATACATGTCCGAACAGAACCAGATTATATATATGTAAAAGTTGTGGATGTTTTCTACCGGCAAAAGTAGTATTAATGAATCAAAAATGTATAGAAAATAAATGGCCTCATTAAATAAAAGATTTGTAAGTACAAGTATTTCTTTCTGGGAAGAATTTCCATTTTTTAAAACTGTAGGACCTTTTAAAAAATTCTACAATAGTGATAAAACTAAAGATAAAATATTTAGTTCTACAGTTATGTGGAGTATTACGAAGATATGTGATAGAGATTCAGAAGTACATGGATTAGAACTAGAAGAGAAAATAGAATTAATCTTCACTGATATGTTAGATTCTATCAAAACTACAAAAGTCAAATGGCATATAGAGTCAAGAGACGAATTAAATTCTTATATAAAAGAATACGAAAATCTGACTAAATCAAAGTTAGAAAAAGCTTTAGAACTCCATGAAAATAAATTTGTAGAACGTGCATCTTATATAAATGGATTGACATATGAGAAGGAAGCTGATATACTAGAAAAATTATTAGCTAATACTTCTAAGATAGCAATTGAAATAGAAGAAGCAAGAAAGAAGTTAATGGCAGAAAAAGATAAAGGTACTAATAAAGGAGGCGTAGAAATATCGTTAGGGGATGCAGGAATTATTTAGTAGAACATCAACAACTAAAAACACAAACACCTATTATAGTAGAGAGTTGAAGAAATTATATCCCCAGTACTCTACTAAACAGTTATATACATTTATAGCTGCCTGTTTTAGATTTGTAGTATGTGTTATGAAAAAGACTCCTGAGTTTAAAAATGATGCTGTAATTAATTTTGGCTATGCTTTTAAATTTACATTCAGTTATAATAAACGTAATAATAGATTAGTATGGATAAAGAGAAGAGGCTTAAATCTATAGAAAGTTTTGATTACTGGAGAGTAAATGAGACCGGAATACATAATAAAAAAATACATCCAAATAATTTTATTATCGAGATTCCTTCAAATATGAATCCTTTTTCAATCAATTATAAGAATTATTGGAAAGAGCAAAAAAGGAAATGCATAGAGGGTTATTGGTTTGAAGGTAAATGGATGCCAGGTAATTTATATTTCTATATAAACTTTACTAAAATATTACTTAACTTACCAGGTTCTAAAGGCAAAACATTAGGGCGTCCTTTCCTTAGAGATATAGAATGGGAGAAGGCATATATATATCAAGAAGCTAGAGGATTCTCTGGATTTGAAGAAGATGATACTATCACGTGTCTAACCACTGTTTATGAGTTAGAAAAAGTAAAAGATAATCCAGAAGAGTATAAGGAAAAACTTGATTTGTTAATCATAGATAAATCTGCATATAAAAAAGATGGGACTTTTAAAACTTATGTACACCCTAGGGATTATTTAAGAAGAATACATCCTAGGAATTATGGCAAACCTATCTACAAAAATAACGCCTCCAATGTTATAGATATTGAAGCACGTCGTATGGGTAAATCATACTTTTCAGCAGGGGGATTGATCACACATAATTTTTTATTCGATGGTACGACTAATTATGATGCTTTTATAGAAGGAAGAGATTCAGGCAATATACCTTCTTCTGAGACACTTGTAGGGGCAATAGATTCTAAGTATAGTCAGGATTTGTTGAATAAAACAAAACTAGCTTTAGAGAATTTAAGAGGTAATACAATTTTTAATGGTATAGAAAGACCCTCTCCTTTTGCGAAGCAGGTAAGAGGTTCACTCCTTCCAGGTAAATTTATAGAAGCTGCGTATGAGCAAAAATTGCCAGGGGGTTGGGTGACTAAGGGGTCTAGATCTAAAATACATCATAGAACTTTTGCTGATAATCCATTAGCTGGTAATGGTACAGGTCCTAACTTAATTGCTTTAGAGGAGGTTGGTTTCTTCAATAATATTGTTGAAACTTTTTCAGCTCTTACAGATGCTACAAAGGATGGTTTGAATAAATTCGGTACTATCTATATGTTCGGTACAGGAGGTTCAATGAATGCTGGAATATCAGATGGTATCATGGATATATTCTTTAATCCAGAGAAATACGATTGTTTATCCTTTAATGATATATGGGAAGGTAATGGAAATATAGGATTCTTTGTACCCTATCAATTTAAATTCGATGAGTATCGTGATGAGTATGGCACTGTAGATTTACATAAAGCTTCTAAAATAATTGATATAAAGAGAGAAAAGTTATTCAAATCGAAGGACAGGTATAAATTACAAGCAGAACAGCAAAACAACCCAGAGAATCCTTCTGAAGCTTTCTTAATACCTGACAGTAACATATTTCCAACAGGTGAATTAAAACTACAAAAACAGTATGTACTATCTAAAATGATTACCGATGGGGACGTAGCAGGTGAGTGTGGTAAATTAATTTATGATCCTGTAAACGCAAAGAATGTCAAATGGATACCAGATCTAGAAGGTAAATTAACCCCTACCCATTGGAATATGAGTAAATCAGAAAATTCAACCGGGTGTATTCAAATATGGGAACATCCATATAAAAATGCAGAAGGTATAACTCCTTGGGGATGTTACTATGCTGGACTAGACCCTATTGATCAAGATCAATCTACTACAACCTCCCTAGGATCAACGATTATATATAAGAATTTTATAGGCGCAGATCAATCTAGTCACAGAATAGTAGCAGAATATACAGCCAGACCAGAAACAGCAAAAGAACACCATGAGAATGTATTAAAATTATTAATGTACTATAATGCCGAATGCCTGTATGAAAATGAAAGAAATACTATAATTGTACAGGCTAAACATACAAATAGACAGCATTATTTCGCAAAACAACCTACGATACTAAAAGCATTAGAAAATACTTCAGTCCATAGAGAGTTTGGAATACATATGACAGCTGCAATTAAAAATGATATGATTCTTTTACTAAATGATTGGTTACTGGAAGAAAATTCTGAAGGAGGATTAAATTTAAATACTATAAATTCTATTCCTATACTGGATGAATTAATTAATTATAATGATAAAGGAAACTTTGATAGAGTTATTGCGTTATTACTCGTAATTACTTTAAAGAATCAGAATTATAGAATAAAAGTAGATGTCCATAAGAAAAAAGTAATAGATAAATTTTTTATTTCTTTAGATAAGTATTATAAATAAATATATGAGTTACGACACAAGGGAAACATTTAAAAGAAAATATACAGAACGTCCTCCTCAAGCAGTCTCTCAAGCTGTAAAGGATACAAAAACTTGGAAAGAAGCTAATATAGATGGTATTCTGGGTATATCCGGGACTGACATCCTTAAAAATGATAGAAAATTAAAATTAAAAGCAAACTATAATTTAGTAAATTCTATTTATGACCCTTCAGATTTTAACTATGTTACTAAACCCTATGGGTTAGATGGCTCAGAATTAAATCTAAATCAACCCTCCAAGATGAGAGATTATAATCTTATTATTAATAAAATTAATTTATTAAAAGGAGAGGAGTTATCGAGACCGTTTAACTATACAGTTATGGCTATTAACGGAGAAGCTGTATCTATCAAAGAAAAAGTATTATCAGAAGTTGTAAAGAAAACTGCATTAAGCGAAATAGCAAATATACTAGGTGAAGATTTAAGTGAAGCCCCTCAAATGTCAGAAGAAGGACCTCGATCCTTTCAAGAACTAGAGAAGTGGAAAAATTACTCATTGCAAGATATTAGAGAAAAATGGGGAAATGAATTACTTAAATATCTAGAATATGAGCTAGATCTGCACAATATTTTTCAAGAACTATGGGAACATGCCATAATAGGCTCTTGTGAAATAGGGCATGTAGGAATCATAAATGGTGAACCTAGCGTAAGAACTTGCAACCCGATGTATTGTGATTGGGATAGAAATCCTACGAATAATAAAATACAAGATGGCGATTGGTTTAGAGAAGACAGGAAAATGACATTTGGGCAAATAGTAGATGAATTTGGGGAATACCTAACAGATGCAGAGGTTAAAAAACTTGATAAAAATTTAATTAATTCAGCAGCAAGTGCTGAGCAACCTATAGGATTTTTTTCTTTTAAACCTAACAATGTCGATGAAACACATACAAGTAATACTCTTTATACAGTTTATACAGTTACTTGGAAGTCTTTGAAGAAAATAGGATTCCTTATAGATCCTAATGTAGAAGATGAATCTATTATAGTAGATGAATCATTTAAACTAGATCCTGAATTAAAAAAACAAGGGTTATATATAGACTGGACGTGGATACCAGAAGTTTGGCAGGGACATAAAATAGAAGATTCAATTTATATAAATATAGCTCCGTTGCCCTATCAAGGAAGACAGTTAGATAATCCTAGAAAAGTAACTTTACCTTATTACGGGAAAATACATAATTGTACTAATTCTTTACCTACTTCAGTTGTAGATTTATTAAAACCTTTTCAATATATGTATATGATTACATGGTACAACTTAGAGAAGGAATTAAATAAAGCACAAGGTAAGAAGTTTATAATGGACTTAGCGCAAATTCCTAGAAGTGAAGGAATTGATATGAATAAATGGATGTATAT